TCTTGTATTATTTGAAATTGTAACTCCATTTGATAAATCTGTTACTCCTAATTTTACACCATAAGCAGTATTAATAGAAACTGCCGTTTGTGTTGTTGTATCTTGAAACGCTCCATAATATCCAACGGGTGCGGGATTAGTTCCAACACTATCTTTAATTGCAAATCTATTTGCTCCTACAAAATAAATTATTGAATCTTTGCCTTCCGTTCGCGTAATTCTATTTACAAATTTATTCGTAGTGTCTATTTTGCGTAAGTAAGGATTAAGCATCGCAGCGGTATCGCTAATGTTTAATTTTAGGTTAATCCTGTTGCTTAAACTTGTCGTATCTGTTGAGCCACCGCCACCGCTAACCTGCGACCATGTCAACGTCGTAGGATTGTATGTGTAAAATCTATTATTGCACGAATCAAAAGCAATGGCTGCCTTTTTAGTTACAAACTGAACACTCTTTAATGTTGGCACTCCGCAAAATGTAGGAATCTGCAAAGTAGAATCAAACAACATTCGTGCTGCCTGATAACCATACTGAGGCATTAATTGATAAACCTGCCCGATAGATTTTTGGCATAAAAAAACAAATAAGACGAGTATAATTTTTTTCATAAATTTGGAAAATCGCAGTTATTAAATTGACCTGTTGTAAATATATTAAAAGTAATTGTAACTCCTGTCAAATAATCCTCAAACTTTTCGCTTATCGCATCCCACCTAACATTCGCATCAATCGTTAATGTTCTATCCTGCCTCAATGCCATTACTAAATCGTTTGCTAATTGATGTTGATCGCTTATAACTTGCTGCTCATTTTCGCCATCTTTACCACTCTTATCCAAAAACCAAAACTGAATACTATAAACCAAATCCCTCCCTGCATTTAGCTGACCATTGTTGATGTTAAACAATGCAACAGGCATTACAGGCATTTCCTCAAATCCTAACCACTCCTGCGGCGTTGCGTTCCTTACGCTCTTTATTATCACATTGCTTTGCAGCAGCGTTGTTATCTTTTTTATTAACTGGTTGTACGTCATTAAATTTAGATTTTACTTTATCAATCCACTCTTTTTTGTAACCTTTACTCATATTTTAACGATATAAAAATGTAAACAATTCATTCGCCATTGCAATATCGCCTGTCGGTAAAGTAACAACCCCTCCAACGATTTGCAAATACCCGGTATCTGCTGTTGGCGTTTGTGTAATTCCTTTGCCCAATCCTCCACGTGAGGCGAATAAAACTGTTCTACCTGCCAACGTTGACAAACTGAAAGTAGATTCACCGCCAACGGCTGTATAGTAAACAATATCAGGAGCAGAATAACCCGATGACGAATTAACATATTTGCTCGTTTCAGGTATATAAGCATTCCCTAAATAAATCGGGCAGCTATATGCTTTTTCCTCGGGGAAAATAATATCTAATCCACTGCCATAATTCAAGTATTCAAAATACAAAGTATAATTTTCCTGTAAATACTTTATCAATCTTGTCTTATAAAACTCCGCCAAACTCAAATACTTTTGCTCAATCAATTCCAAATCTGCTCGGCTTGGTGGGTTGCTTTCCTCTGCTGTCTTTTGCAGGAATCCTTTGCTAAATAATTGAAATCCCATCGTCATAGGCAACATACTCATAGTGTACCAAATCAAACAATCCGTAATGTAATCATTTATCAAAATAACTTCATTTGCATTTAGGTTATTTGATACCACTCCCGATTGCAAACGTGTGTATAATTTACTGCCTAATGCAGGTTGAATATACATATCGCCTGCAACTTTCACCATCGGAAAAATTTGCTTAGCATCAATTTGATTTGATGCGCCAGTGCGGTCCTTAAAGGTTTGCTCTGTAATAAATAGTATATTTTTACTCATCTTTTTTCTTCATTAATTTTGATGACCAACGATGTCTGCAATACTCTCTATGTACTCCATTAGGTTGAGTGTACCAACCGCCACGTCTATCCCAAACACTATAACCAACACGCTCCGAAATGCTTTCTATATCGCTCCTGCTCCACGTCTTTTGCTTACTTAACTCTAATAGCTTAGCACAGAATGGTCGGTTTCTGCTATCCTCAGGACCTTCGTAGGAATAGCGAATAACTAATGTTGTTACCTTGCTATTCTTACCGGGCAACTCCGATGCAGGTTTTAAAACCTTATAAGTCGGCTCAGCATTTATTTTTGATGGTATTGATTTAATAATTTCACGCTCAATAAAATCATTAATAATATCAACAACCAAATCTGTATCAATTTTTAAAGTACGCGCAATAACCTGAGGCGTTATATTTTGATCCTTAGTTATCAAAGTTAACACATCCGCCTGCGCCTGATTCAAATTATCTGCAAAGTATTCACGATAACTTTCACGTGCTACCTCAATATAATTTTTTTTTTCCTCACCGCAGTTTTGAAACTCCAATATCAACCTTTCATCCTCGCTTAAAGAAAACTTTTGTACTTCATCCTCCGTTAAAGGATTCTCATCAATACCCAAAAAAGTATCAACATCAGCATCAGTAAATCCAAAGCCATTCTTTAACATTAATGATGCCTGCGCTTTGTTTAGTTTGCCGTTTGCAAACTGACGAACAATGCGCATCACATTTTGATATTGTCTGCCTGATAAGTTTTTAATTGCCTCGTTTGATTCTGCTGCGATTAAAGGTTGTGCATCAGGCAAAGCAACACTGCCATCAGCAGTAACCTCATTTGTCTGCAATGCCTCTTTACCCATCATTTCCCTAATTTCATTTTGAGTTAAATTCGCTGCCATGATTGATTCGCTAAACTCAAACTTCAACGGCTCAACTGGTATTAATTTAAACTCCCCTGCCTCACCTTTTAAGTTTCTAAACTCAGTGAAAATGTGGTTAAATTCTGCCTGCCTCTCTTGAACGTATGTATTATTAAAAATTTCGTATGCATCCCTGATTTCATTTCTCCCACCCAGTTGTCCCTCTGTCTTAATTCCCATCAACGTAGGTGAAACGATTTGATGCGCTGCAAATATTTCCTGTTGAATTAAATTATTGATATTTGTAAAATCCTCCTTAGTCAACATCGTTTGCCCTAAGTTAACTATCTCAGCAGCGTTATCCTTGCTCTTATTGAACATGATAACAACACGCTTGCCTGAATCGCCTGTAAACTTTTTAAGTAACCCACGCTCAACCTCCCCTTTGTGTTCCTCATTTATAGGATCACCATTGTTTAAATTAATTAACGTGCTGCCAACAAAACCCTGCTTTGCATTTCCTAAAATATGGCGGCTAACTTCAATATCCGATTCAATATAATTTAACCCTTGAAAATATGAGGGTAAAGGGTAAACCTCCGATGAGGGATTATATTCTTTGCAATAGTAAATCTGCGAGCCATATTTTTCGTTAACGTTAAACGCTGGATATTCACGTGGCTTTTCACGCATGTCCTTCCAATCGTTTTTAACATAGTAGCAATTCAAATCTTTGTTAACCCTCACCTTTGCAAAGTCAATGTGATAAACCTCAGCAATCTGCCCGATGCGATTCCAAATAACCTGCAAATAATAACCCCTGTAAAGTTCATCATCCTTTATACATTTCTTTACAATTTGATTCCACGTTTCGCCTCTGCTGTTTGCTACTCCTGCAACCTCAAAACCTTTGCCATAAACATACGTACATTTAGATTTAATTATTGCTCCATGCTTAGGTGATTCGTTGTATAACGATAAAAGATATTCAGGATAATCGTTGTTTTTTCCGTACTCAATATAAATATATTTGCCTCGCTTTTCTACATACTTTGGCTGCTGCGCTTGGTCGAATTGTAAAACGATATGCTTGTAATTAGTTTCCATAAGTGTAGAACGTGTTTGATTGACCATTGTATTTTGTTGGCTCAAATTCCGATGCAGGATAAAGATACATTAAACCAGTTTCTAAAGGCGTGTTTGCTGTATTTACTGAATTAATGTTGTTTGTCGCTGTTTCGTATGTAGCATAATCCCAAAATCCCTCGTCAAAATTACTAAAATATGTATTAACAACAATGCTCATTTCATCAAATCTTAATGTCGTTGAAACGTTGTTAAACATAAATTTTACAACCTCATTCGTAGTGCGATTAGTAAAAAAAATGCCGACAAAATTAGTTGATACAGATAGGTTTTGCCTACTGGTCACATAGATATTCTGCGTTGCATTTTTAAAAAGTGTTATCATACTACATTAAAAAACCTCCGACTTTCATCGGTCGGAGGCATTTTATTTTTTTATAGGGTTTTATTATGTTCCCGGTGTTTCCAATGTCGCTGCAATGTTTGCAGGTACTACTAAGAAATCTTCACGCTCTTGGCTGCTGAAAGTTAATAAATAACCATTTCTGTCTGCAAGTGCTGTTCCGCTACCTGCCTCAGTTGTTTCTAGTTGCAAACCAAATTCTTTGCCGTACATTCTAAATGTGCCATCACCCTCTTTTGTTACAAAAGTCAATCTGTTTTTCGCCAAAGTTGTTACGATATTTCTTACATCAGCCGAACGGCTGTTGATTGGGAAAATAACTTGGTGAGTAAAAAAGAAAGTTCCGTTTTCTATTGATGAAGTGATTCCGTTGTTTGCTGATGCTGTTGCTCTTGGTACTTCAAACTTAAAGAATTTCTTACCTGAATCTTTTGTCAAAGCGGTAACAACCCCTGATGCTGATGTTACACGGCTGTTTCCTGATGCGTCATATAACGCTGAATTTTCGATAAGATAAACAATTTCAATACCGCCAACCGAATCACGGCATTCTATTGCATATCCCGATGTTACTTCACATGGCATATTTTTAGATTTTATAAAAAAAGGGTGGCGTATTTTTCACCACCCTTTTCTATTTATTTATTAATTAGATTCCTGCTTTGAATTTCACTACCTCATTTGTAAAGGCAACGTTCACTCCGATTTTGAAAGATACCTTACTGCGGATTTCATCGTTATCCTCGCTGTACCACATGCGATAGTTTTGCTCTTCTGCCTCTAAATCAACAGCCATCGCTATATTTCCAACGCTCAATCCGTATGCATCACCAGTTCCGTTCAAACCATTTACAGGTACGATTTCGATATTTGTACCCGGTAGGATAAATGATTGAGCATTTACATCCTGTGGATTGTAACTAAACAAATTTAATGCTCTGTAAGCCAAAATCAATAAGCGATACCAATCATAACCGCACATAATTTTAACATCACCCTTTGCCATTACAGCCGCAGGAATTGCTTTGTAGATTCCCTCTGTTGCAGCTACAACGTTTGATGCAGTAATTGTTGTGATTGTTGCAACTCCTGTAAATCCTGAAACGTTTGCGTCAACTGGACTACCTGCGTCAATCAACTTAATCAATCCGTCAAACTTATTTAGGTTACCATCTCCGCTTGCTGTATCTCCCTGCCATATTGCAGTTTCAAGTTGTGCTGCGATACGAGCGTTTTTCTTTTCTAAGTAAGCAGCTAAGAAATCAGCGTTTCCGAAATCAGTGTAAGTGCTACCTGCTCTCAATGCCTCAGCGGTAAATTTCGCCTCAAAGTTTTTAGGGCAGATGGTTTCGCTTATCATGATTTTACCCGGTGTAATTGTACGCTGAGTAAAGGTTGTAGTTCCTGATGGATTGTAACCGCATGCATCTGTTTGAAAGAATGAATCAGTATCCATCAAAGGAATTGCAGTTGGTCCTTTTGCGCCTGTAATAACTACGCCACCATCCATGATTATTTCCTGTGTACGTGCGCCAATAACTGCTGAGGTTAATAGCGGCTTAATGAGTTGTTTAGTGTAATCACTCAACGATCCTAATGATAATGCCATTTTATTTTAATTTTTAATTTTTAGAAAATAGGGCGTCGTGCTTAAACTCTTTTTCCGCCTTAAATTTGTTATCCGATTTTATTGCCATATCAGGAACGCCTGTTGGTGTTTCTGCTAATGTTTTGCTAAGATTAATTAAGGCATCAATCATTTGAGTTGCCTTATTCAATTTGTTATCGTAATCTGCAAATCTACTTTCGTAGGTTGCAAACTTTGATTCGTAGGTTGAAAACTTCTCATTTGCAGAATTTTGAAACGCTGAAAATTTGCTCATCATTTCATCATCTTTTTTCTTTGCCTCAATTTCTATTTCAACTGGCATTTCTGTTGGAGGCATGATTTCCATAATCACTCCGTTATCGCCTAACACAATTTTAGTGCCATCGCTTAATGTATGCTCACCAACAGGAGCAGGCACTCCATCAATCGTTACAATACCACCGACAACTAATTCGGTAACTTGTACGGGTGTGCCATCTGCTAATGTCGCATCCATCAATTTAACTTGCTGTGTGGGTTGGTTAACTAAATCGTTAAACTGCACCCTTAATTTTTCAATGATTTCTTTTGCGTTCATACTCATAGATATATTTTTGGTTAAATAATTACGTTTAACAACTTTTCGATTTCTTTTAAGGCGTTTTCCTCTGCTGTAATTGGCTGCTCATAATCAAACATACCCTCAACAGAAAATCCCCTATAATCGCCTGCTTTTACTTGCTGCCATACCTTTTCGTTTTCTACATAAAACGAGCCAAACCAACTGCCATTTGCAACGCCCTCAAATCCTTTCATCGGCATTATTCCTCGCTCACTATCCGTTAACCAACTCTCAAACATAGTCACCCCCTTTACAACCTGTTCAGGATCGTGCATTAAATTAACTTTGCTTTGGTATTTCTTTTTGGAAAACTTAATGGCTATCGCCTTAATTGTATCGGCTGAAAACTTAACATAGTGCTCACCCATCTTTTCATTGTTGCGATAAATTAATTCATCTGCCAACATTAAAGGACCTGATATAATTCTTTTTTCCTCGCTTACAATTTTAAAGGATTGCTTTGCACTCATTTTATCAATCTGTTCTAATTTTCTTTGCGCCCACTCAACCCCTGCATCGCCACCCCAAGCCAACCACATCAATCGACCGCAACCATCGCCCAATTCTTTATTTGAGTTTTGGCGTTGCCTTTCAAATGCTGCCATCCTTGCAATTGTATCTCTACTGATTGGCTCACCATTTGCCAATTGGTTTGCTCTTGCTTTGCCGACAGGCGTTCCACAATCACCCCATCCGTACTCCTCAGCATATCGCAAAGCAATCTTTGCGTTCTCTTTTGCCTGCTCAGGATAGTCGCTGTAAGATTCAAACTTATAAGATTGTTTTACATAGCTTTTAATAGTTCCTAGATGGTTATAAATATAGCTTACATTGTGAGCCATACCCACTAACCTGTCTATTTCACTAACTAAATCAACAAAATCATCTGTTAAAATTTCTGTTTCAGCTAATTGTTGAGGCGTTGCATAATTTTTAGCAATCACCTCCTTTTCAATAGCAAAGATATTATCTGCTATTTGAGCGGCTGACCTTATCATTCCCTGTTCTTCGATTCCAACATTCATTGAAACGAAATGAGTAAAAGTAGCAACAGCACCCGGACACATGTCAAAGTTTTTTGGCGTGTACCCGTAAATGCTTAAATCGTTGTTAAACTTATTTTCCCACTTTGAATAACAAATGGCTGCTGCCTGTTCGCTATCTTTACCCTCGTTTATTTCGTATTCAATACAACGAGAAATAAATTCATTTTCATTTTCGTTTTTTGATGGCTCAATAAATTCATTTTTGAACGCTAAGAAATCCTTTTTAATTGCTGGCTCGTCAACTAATGCGATATAACTTACTTCGCTTTCGTCGCTTAATTGCTCATTAATTTTTAACTCGTAAATTGGTAAAGTCATTTTATTTTTATTTTAATTGTTATCCGATACGTGCTGCCCTGTTTATTCTTTGGATTCGTTCCTGATTTCCACTAACATCCGATTCAACCACATAAGCCCTCGATGCTGCTGAGCCAATTTCATTTACCTGCGCCTGATTAATCATTGTTGATCCTAATTGAGGAGGTATTGGTGGCGCAACATTTCCAATGTTACCTCCTGTTGGCGCACTGCCACCGCCTCCTGATGAGCCGGGTACTTTAACCGCTAGAATACTTTTTACATTCTTTATACCAGTTGCAATCGCTGCGCCTGCTGCAACCGCACCCAAAGCAGGACCAACGTATGGAATACCTGCCAATGATTGATATGCTTTTGTTGCTGAAAGGTATGTATCAATGGTTGCCTGCGCAACCGCTAACGCTTTACCTGCCCCTGTTTGCTTACCAACTAAATCTGTAAGGTTGCCTAATAAAGCAGATATTTTTTGTAGATTTTCCTCCCTTGCTTTTGTCTGCTTATTATCTATTTCTATTTTCGCATCGTTCGCCGCTTTTGTTTTTTCTAAATCTTTTTTATTGCTTTCATCAGTTAGCGCATCCCTTTGTATTTGATAATTAGAATCAATTATTGCAATACGTTTATTGTATTCGTCAAGTGTAATTTCTTTTTTGTTTAGAAATTCGATTTGCGAATCTATTTCATCCTGCTGCGCTTTTGATAACAATAATTGTTTTTTATCAAATTCATTTGTGAGCGCATTCAAACTCTGTTGAAAAACTAAATCATTTGTAATTGCGTTCTGCGCTAAAATTATTTCCTGTTTTTTCTTTTCATCCTCAGCAACCTTTTTTAATTTTTCCTCCTCTAACTTATTGCCCTCTAATTGATATTTCAAATCAATCTGCTGCAATAATAATGCCTCCTGCTCCCTGCCAAAACCTTTTGCCTTTATAGAGGCAACCTCGTTTTCCCTGTCAATTCTTAATTTTTCCTGAGCACGTTTATTCTCATCCGCAATAGAATTTAAAAAGTTTTGCTGCTCTAATTGTTTAATTTGCTCAGCACCTTGTTTAGCTAACTCTTTTCTTTTTTCCTCATTTTCCTTTGCTTTGTCTGCCGCTTTTTTGTTATTTTCCTCCGCCAATTTTGTGGCATCCTCATTCGCTTTTCTTTGCTCGGTTATAATTTCTACATTCTGTTTGCGAATTATATCCCCTTTCTGTTTATAGGCATTATTTAAGTCCTGAGTTTGTTTGCCAAATTCTTTGAATGATTCATTTGTAACCTCTTTTTGCTTTTCAATAATTTCATCCGATGCGCCTGATGCTTTAAGGGTAGCCAGTGCATTTTTGTTTTTCTCAAAAGTATTTTTTGCAGTTTCACGTGAGGCATTCGCAAAGGCAATTTTTTCATCAATCAATTTTAACTCTAATTCACGGACCGATTTAGTAGATGCGCCATTTGCTTTGGCTAATTCTAATTTATACTTTTGATTGGTTTCTAATGTTTGTGAGTTTTTTTCTAATGTCCTGCTCTGTTCGTCTAATGCTTTTTTATTTGCCTTTACTGCTTCCTCATTTCTTTTTGCCTCTTTTGAGCTATCCTGAAAAAACTTTATAAGCAATGCGCCTGCTGCTATCAATGCAACAATAGCAGTAACCAAAGCACCGATCGGGTTGGCAGCCGTTGCAGCATTCCAAAGAAATTGAGCCGCAGTTATTGCACGTTGGAATAAAGGGATAGTTTTCATAACCGCACCTAAATTCTTAAATGCATCCTTTGCCTCCAATACTGAGTTCAGCCCCTGCGATAATGCCAATGCACCTTGCACCTTTACCAAAGTTTCCTCTAACTCTTTTGATTCACTTCCAAACAACGCCTGCGCACCCTGCAAAGCAGCAAAGCCACCAACAACGCCCTGAATAGCTGAGCCGAACGCTTTAAATTTTGCATCAGGGTTAAAGGCATCTGTCAACGCTTTTGCATCGCCAATTTCATCCTTTAAATTAGCGACACGCTTAGCCGCCTGTATTGCCTCATTTGAGGTTTCCCCAAACTGCTCACGCATTGAAATCAACTCCTGATTTGCCTCTTTTAGTTGCGATTTAATTGAGCCAACCGATTTAGTTGCACCGCTTGTATCTGCGCTAATTTTTATTTGTACCTCTTGCGTTTCTGCCATAGTGTTTAATATTTTCTAAATTCAAAAGATGTATGTTGCAATAAATCATCAGCCACAGAACCATTATCCCTTGTAATTATTTGCATCTGTGTTGAGTTTAAATATTGCGCCTGATAATTATAGTAACCAAATGTCGTTTGATTGTTACCAATGTACCACCACGTTTCTCCCTCTACAAATATTGCTGAACTTGCAAACAAGCGATAAAATCCAACATCATCTCTGCCCATTGTAAACGTTGCGCCTGTGTTGTTAAAATATGTCGTTATTGTTGGATCGCCTGTGCCGCTTTGATTCATTTCACCGACAAAAGTTTTGTATGCGCTTTTGGAAGTAGTCACCCACCCGCTTGGACCATATTCCAATCCCTGCCCTGTTGTGCCTGTTATGTCAATAAATTGACCTTCAAATTCATCGTAATACTTTATAACCATTTAAAAAGATTTTATAGGATATGCAAAAAGATTTACATTGTTTATGTCTTGATTGTTTATGTTGTTACCAGTTGAATCCATATCTATCCAATAAGCATTTGTAAAATTGAATAAAGTTGAAGTCCAAAAACCAACATTAATAAAATTAGGTATGTAAATTTGGTTAACATCAATCAATCTCATTTCGGTAAGTGTTCCCATTCTCCAATCCGAATAACTATTCAACACTAAATTATTGCAATACGCAATTGCATTAATCCAATTATATTGAAAGAAATTTCCTTCTGCAAGCAATTCATCATAATCAGGCGCAATCAATCCGTGCTCACCTGTTGCATCTAAATAAACAATGTAGCCACCAAACAACGGCTGCCCTAATGTATATGCCTCATAATTAGGTACGTCATATTGCAAGTAATTAACCCTTAGCAATTCAACTTCGCTCAGTTCATTATCGCTGTAATCTTTTATCTTTATTAACCTGTAAAGCACTCCATCATTGTAAATGAGTTTGCCAAAATCCAAATTAAAAATATCCTTTGGCGTGAACTTCATTTTGGCTGTAACCAATCTCGAATCCTTATCGGTTATTTCTGCAAAATATGAGGAATAAAACATGTTAAATAAGTTCCTGAAAAGTATTAGATTTTGCAGGTTGAAAAATATCTCAGCAGGCGCACCGAAATTTAAATCATTGTAAGGTGTATTTGGATCATCTAAATGCCCGGCATATCCGTATGTTGTATAACTAGCTAAAACGCTATTTGTTTTTGAGTAGATATTCCATGATGTTCTACCACTAATTTTTTTAGCTTGCATAATCCTAATGTTATGCTCAATCATTTCCTCCGTGTTATTGTTTAGTTTGTAAATAGCAGGGAAAATTTTATCATTGTTTGTATAACCAATTAATGGCGATGCAGAAAATATAACCTCTGTAGTGCTTGTATCTTTGGCAAATTCAAGTTCGTTGTTGTATCTAAAATCACCATATCCAGTTGTATATTTTTTTCTGTATTGCTCGTTGTAATTATCCGAATCACTTTTAAATTTAATGTCATAATAACGAGCGTTGATTTCACTCATTGGCTTTATCTTAATAACCTGCGACCTATCTATTTTATCGGACCAATCTATAAAGGTAGTTCTGTCTGTATTGTAAAAATCAACATATGGCTCAATTAATAGTTTTTTCTCAGTGTATTTATCCTCCGTCACCATTAAATTGAACATTTTTAATATAGACGAAAAGAAATCTTTTTGCAAAACTCCCTTAGGTAATGTTTCCGATACAATTAAATTATCGTTATACTCAGCAGGCGTAAAAGTAGGCGCACCATTTAAACTTAATTCGCTGCCACTCAAGCTAACATTTATGCTATCAGTTCCACTCCACTGCTCCAATCTTATTGAAAATGTATCGTTTGTCTGTAAATTAAATTGACCTAATTGCAAAAATTGAACATCAAAAGAAAAATTTACCCTATAAGCTAAACCATTCTTTGCAGTACCCCCAATAATTGACGTTTGAGTTCCAACATTATCATAGGTTACAAATGTATTGTTTTTATACAGCGCAAACCTTGCTTGTCTAAATCCATATAATTTCCCTGTAAAAGCTAAATACCAATAGCCAGTACCCTTAAAATTTATAGTACCACTAAAATTTTGTGCGCCATTATATTGCCAAGTTTTATTATCGGAAGTTGTAAAATCACCTCCAATGACATTTGTAAATGTTATCTTTTTTTCATCAATACTTGATAGTCCTAATATACCAGTCGGCTTACCTGTAAAAATTGTTGTTTTTTTAGATGACAATCTTACCTGATTATTAGGTATGATTAAACGCTTGAAAAAATCTGTATTAAAGAAATTTGATTCCCAAGTGTAACCTGCTCCTGTTATAATTTTGTCAATGTATTCACGTACAAAAAAAGCAGGTCGAAACGCTGTAAAATAAAAACTTTTCTTTGCGAATGCAGGATTATTAATTGGCGATGTATTGCCGTAATCAATTAAAGGGTAATAATAACCGCTGCCTCCATTTGCATTATTCCAACTATTTGCAATGTTAGTTACATTGTATTGATGATTGTATTCGCTAAAATCTAAATCACTCAATTTTCTAGCAGTTAGCTTTGAAAAGAAACCCCCTAATTCACCGAACAAAGCTACCTCATAATCTATATTGTCCCCATCAATAACAATTTGCAACAACCTCAAAACTCCTTTCATAACAATTAATCCATCAACTTCTATTCGTGCATTTGCGGATTTTGAGGCATTAAAATTATAGTTTACATTCAAACCATCAGCAGTGTAATTAGAATTTGCAAACTCAAATATATTGCCAAATAACCTGTTATTGTTTGCAGTTCCCTGCAATACAATAGTTTTTGTAAATGATGTTGACTTGCTATCCATATTTTGCAAGTCATCAATGGCGTATGTAATTTGGTTGGATATTTGTTGACTTACGTCTAACTCAAATTCCTCCATGAAAATTCGTGTCATCGTCTATATCCGTTTCGTTGTTGATTAATATCAATGTTCACCTCTAATGCCCTCAATTGATTGTTTTGAATTTTGCTATACTCAAAATTGGTTTCTTTGATTCCAATCGGATAAAAGCTACCCTCATACTCCATATAAATTTGAGGCGAATAAATTAACTCACTAACCCACTCCCACTCCTCGTCATTAAGGTAATCCATTGTCAATTTATAAGCATGGTTTATTTTGCTGCCATAGTTTATTGTGGATTCGTTGTAAACGTTTTTGCTGTCGTAGTAATCAACAGAAGTATTGCCGAAACTATAATTTCTTTTTGTGTATGTTTTACGCTCAATATCCATCGTTAACCTCTGCGACTTATTAAAGGCAGCCGTTTCAAACATACCAAAGGCATTTATAAAATGTAGGTTTATAGGTATGTAACGATTATCGCATACATGCGTAAATGTAAACACATCGCTAAATGTAGAATCAGGGTTTGTAATTCGCACATCGTAATACTCAACGGCTGAATTTATCGCATTGCTAAATAACTGATTCATGGCTGTTTGACCAAAATCAAACTGAGCATAGTTGCCAATAGTAAAAGACGATGTATTGGTAGATATTAAGGCGTTGGCTGCGTTGTAGGTCCTTAATCTTATTGTGTGACTGCCTGTTGATTTACATTTGAACGGCAGCATAATTTTATCCCCTAAATTTAACCTTATATTCTTTGGTCTGTTGGTTATAAAGTTTCCTGCAAATGTTGATGTGGTTTGTTGCCTGCGCTTAAATACCGGAGGAATCCAGTTGTAAGCCGTAACGTTTCCGCTTGCTAAGTTTAGGTATGTCAATCCTGAGTAATCCTCGCCAACCCTTATTTGGTACGTTTGCGCCACCTGTCCGCTTACTGATGGCTGAGCCAATACGATGTAAGGCGTTGACGTGTTGGTAGGTGTAAACCAATCAAAACGGATTTCATTGCGAACAACCTGCGATGCATTGTAATACCCTTTGCCGTTTGTTGGCTCAGGGAAAACCTTTGTACGGACCAACTGAACGCCATTAACAAAAACATCAAAAACAAATTTGAAATCTGTTAAACCTGAATTGTCCGATGAGGCAATATGCCAGAGGTCGTCTTGCACGCTTACTTCGCCCGATGGATTAATTAAATTACTTATCATTGAAAAATGTTTATTACTATTTCTTTGCCTATTATATCGCCTAATTCTTTGGCTGCTCCGTCTAATGTGGTATTCAATACAGGATCAATAAAATCCCTTTTCTTAATACCATATTTTTTGATATTGTAAATCAAAGTGTTTAGTTTGCTATCTGCCTCACTTATCTTTTTAAACTTTGATTCCGTACCTAAGCTGCCATATTTTTTTACATCCCTTGCTGTTACCTTTGCCTTGCCTGAATCTAACCACCTTTTAACAGATGCCCTGCCCTCTGCGTTCATTCCGTAATTCTTAAACTGATAAGGCGAATCAGGCGCATTCTTTGATGATTTAACCCCCTTTACCCCTTTATCAACAAACTTCGCATAATTAGGAAACAATATGTTTAAGGTAACTTTGTTCGCATCTGTTTCGTCAATTACAAATTGCAAGTTTGTTTCGATGTTACCTGATGCAACTATTTTTTTTGCGTTTATCGTTTGTACCCACTCATCCTTAAACTTATTCCCTAGTGTACTTAAAAAACCCTCGATTGTGGAATTGAGCGTATCGGTTACAATAGCACTACCAGTACCCTCTAAAAAGGTATCTTGAAGTAAAATCTTTTGCCGTTGCGATATACTCTTAGCCATTCACTTTATATTTTTGCATCATCCGACGTTCTAAATCTGCATCTACCTCACGTTTCATTTTTAAGTAACTCAAATCATTCAGGAATTGAATGGTCGGCAACTCCCACATTTCGTTTATACTGATACCTTCAAATTCCGATACCATTCTGCCATTATGCAACCATCCAAAACTTCGCATAAATTCCTCACTACCTCCTCCACCTCCTGCCCCTGAGGCGTTATCGACTTGAAATAAGTAACTGAATTTTGAATTGATTTGCTGAAAACTGCGTAAAAAAAAAGAGCGGAATGATAAGCCACGCTAAAATCCATGTTTAAACAATCCTCTGCAATCTTTGCATGGTCCTTTTTTGTTTTCAGTTTCAACCCTTTAAAAGTCATCTTAACAGGTGTTAACATCGTTGCCATTATTTTATGCAGGTTGCCAACAACATCCTCGCTGTAAGTAGCGATTTCAACATACTTTCCTGCGTTCATAGGTGCTTTTGCTATGTTGTAGGATATAAAATATAACCTGCCTTTAATCCATACCCAGTTGCTCGGCTTATCCTTATTCATGTCACCTGTAAACTTTTTAAACTCATTGTTTATTTTTTGACATAGCTCATTGTATTTACCTAATGGCAACTTATCAATCTCATCCTGATTCTTACCGGTAAAGCATTGCACCAACAAAGATGACTTTTCTGCCTCGTTGGTATCAATGTTGCTAATAGAATACAACTCCTGAAACTTTTGAACGTTGATTTTCATACTCATAAATATAGATTTTTGATTTTGTTAGATGAATCTGTAAACTCCTGAATACCTATGCTCATTCCTACATTTGACAGCCAAAGCCAAAGCGTTCACACAATCATCGTGAAATCCTGTTGGCGCATTGTACTTTACCCCTGTCGATGTAAACTGATATTCAAATATATCGAGTTCCTGCCTGATAAAGCCATCAGGGAATCCAACCTCTTTTTTGTGGATTGTTGAGGCGAGTAGTTCCATTAGTTGCTGTTTGCTGCTCGATGTATATTTAAAGCCGTGCATTGAGTTAAAATGCTTTTGCAGGTCTTCGGTTATGGCATCGCCAACCCCAGTGCTGTCAATTACAATCGGTTTGTTTTTTTCAATCTGCAAAATTGTTTCACGTGTCTGTTTCCAATCCTTTTGAAAGCGGTCAAAGTAACAAACATCGCCATTTGTATCTAAGCCAATAATTACGCTGTAATCAAATGACTTTGCCAAATCAATCCCGTAGTATGCAGGCGGGTTGGTTGATAAGGGTTTGATACATTCTATTATGTGGTTTGAGCCAAAGGGGTTTGCAGCGTTTTCCATAGCATTCGCTAAATACTCCTGCTCAAATACCGCCTGCGGCAACTGCCTGCGTGCATCGTCTATTTCTGTTGGATCAATATAGGGATTATCGTATGTGGTAAATTTAAACGCCTGCCAGTCAACATCGCCACCCTTCATAAATAGCGAATAAAAATAGTTTTTACCCTTTGGCGTGGATAGGAACAAAGCACGCCCTTTGTAATCAGTTAGCGTTGGGCGGATTGAGTTTAACCAGCCATCCTCTAAATTAGGGATAAAACTCGCCTCATCAACAACAACCAAATGAAATTTGCGCCCTCTAAGGTTATCCAATCGCTCCCCTGTAAAAAACATCACGCTGCCATTGTTCGGAAAATTAATAACTAAATCCGATTTGTTATTCTCAAAGGGTATAACCTTAATCAGTTTATTAAAGAATGTTTTTGCCAGTTGATATGTAGGTGTAATGTAGGCAACTGCATTCCCTTTCATCGCCTCAAAGATTATTTCTAACTGAGCCAACTCCGATTTGCCAAACCTGCGTCCACACATAACAACCCTGAAACGTGCTGAGTTGTCAAGGATTACTTGTTGATTGGGATGTAGTTCAGGAATGGCAATTTGCATTAAAGTATTGTTTTGCCCTTAGTAATAACAAACTCAACTTTGCCTGTATTCTCAACGCTTGACGTTTCTTTTGGCTTTCCGTAAACCCTCGTTAGTAACGTTTCAAGTGAGTACAAACTCCCCTTTTGTAAACTCTTTACCATAGCGTTGGCGATTGTCTTTTCCAGTATCGTTGCTTTCGGATTATCGTAAACCTGTTTTAATTCCTCCAAGTCCATAGCCATCATATTTTGGATTGTGTCGTTTATTTCGCTAACCTTATATCCTGCATCCTTTAATAAGGAAACGTATTTGCGAGGTCTGCCTGTTGGATTAGCAACTTCGCCTTTCTTAAATTTATGTTTTTCTATGTTTTGAGGGTTTGGCATATCTACGCTATTTGTACGCTATTTTAAAGGGTTTCTTTGAGCTGTTCCGCATATTCCAATACATACTGCTCAAACTGCGATTGAGTAAAGGAAACGCCAACAAAAGCGGTTTTAAACATATCAAACATTTCCTCTACGCAGAGTTCATTGCTATCGTTTACGATTGTTACTGCTATGTTGTGCTGTTTTAAAGTTAAGATTGTTGGCATTTTCTTTCGTGTATTTGTGTTAAAAAATCTATGAATTGCTTTTTATCGCCGTAATTGACGTGGCATTCTCTGCATACTGCCATGAGGTTACCGATGTCATTTGCCCCACTACTCCCTCCCATACCCCTACTCCTGATATGGTGTATATCAACTGCGACTGCTCCGCATACTTCACAAAGTATTCTATCCGATACGTCATAGCCAAAGTAGTTTAAATAGATTTTAGTGTGACGTTTCAATTTAATTTTGTCTTATAGTGTTCACAAATCCTTTCCATTTCTCCCACATAATAATTATTGAAATCCTTATACCCTTTATTATCCTGTTCATAATTTCTGTATAATATCGCTCTAAGGCGTTGTGATGGTGTTTTTTGCGTATCTAAATCCGTTTTCAATGATTCTATTGCATCCAGTTCATTAGATATAAATGGCTCAGGTTTTATGGCTACATAACAAAACTGCTGATTCATAGTAAATAACTCTGCACATTCCTTTGGGGTTAACTCATTTGTGCCTAATGATAACCTAATTGTTTTATCCTTGCGTGTTGTTAGATTTTCAAGTTGTCCTGCTATTAGTATCATAGTTTTTGTTTATCCTTTCTAATCTTTGTTGCAGCGATTCACCAAATATGTAGTAATCGCCAATGTATTCCTGTAAAATTTCATAGTGTTCAAATGAACGGCCTCCGCTATGCAAATCTAAATCACGATACGCCTGCCTGATTTTATCCTTTACCTCATCTTTTAAACCTATGTAATATCTGTCAAATTTTTGATTCCACCAATTATGTCTTACCATTTCCAACTGCTTAATAAATTTTTATCAATAACCTTTTCATCAATATACCAATCCTCAAAAGGACCGAATGCACATTGAACATCAGCATAGGCAAGTGTGTAACCATTTGCCTTTAATAATACCCTTGACTGAGCCACAAATGAATCATCTAAATAGGCATCAGTTTCAAATGTTATAACTGAGTATCTTGTTTTTAACTTCATTAAATTTAACAGGCATTGAAAGGTTTGCGCTGTTGGCTCAATATCCAACTGCAAATAATCGTACCTATCAATTTCAGGATAATCAAAATTTATTGCATCAGCAATTATTAAAGGGTTTTGCCTATGTTTAATCCACTCAGTTACATTAATATCGTCGTTATCAATACTGATTCCCTGCCATCCGTTTTGTTCTAGCAGGTAAGTATTATTTATGTTGATAGGGTGCGATGCTCCAATTTCTAAGTATGTACCTATTTTTCCCTGCAACATGTGCAACACAAATTCATCCTGTTTTACTTGGCTATACATTTATAATTGTTTCACGTGGTTGAAGTAATGAGGAACATGTGTGTCCGGGTGCTTGCTCTAATCTGTAATTGATTCCTAACCCCATCGCAATCGTGGACCATGCAGAATAACAGCCAGTAAACATAACTGCTTTTTTAATCAGGTAAGCACCCTCTAAAAAATCGCATGGAAAATACTTTGCATTGGTTTTAAACTTATCCTGAAACAATAAGTACTCCTCTGGATAGCCAATAAAGTAAACAACATCACTAATGGTTTCTAAATACTCAACCTCTTTGGACCAGTCGAAGTTAGGATCAGCATAATTCGTGGTCCTGTTAATTATAGAATATCTAACTCCGTTAATTATGTTTATATCCTCAGGCAAAGTTAACCAACCATCCTGCCAATTATCAATCGCTATGCCTTGCCCTTTATAATGCGCCTCAACTAAGTTTGAATGATGTCCTGCATATTGCCTAAACTTATCTAAATCGTACGCGTAAGATGGTTTTAATTCGGACCATTCAACGCTAGTTATGTAAGGTTGCACCTCAATTAGTTTACTAACGGAATCAGCACGCTGTTTGTGAAAGTTTGTGATAATTAATTTGCCGCCACCCATTGCACGTATTGTTGGCAGAGAAAAAATCATGTCGCCTGTTGCGCCTGAATGGCAAAATACTTTATCCATTTATTTCCCTTTTTACTAGATAATAATAATTGTAAACAGATTCGATATATTTTTTTGGCTCATCGCATTCGAGGTTTATATTAGAATCCATTATTGTATCGCATAAAATTGAAGCGCATTTTTTTGCCTGCTGCTCACTTTGAAAATCAGGATATTGAATTTCTTTAAATTTTTCAATCAAAAAATCTGCCCTTTCCTTTGGTGTCATTCTTTATCTTTTAAATTATTGTGTTTGTTTTTCGTAGTATCTGTAAATTGTAACCAACATTTCAGTAACGCAAACATGGCAATTTTGATTGTAAGTATAATGAGGATGCTCAACTTTATAGGCATCAACAACCTCCTGCCTGATTTGCAAAGTAAAGCCAACCAGTTCCTGAGTTTTCATATACATATCGTATATGTGTTTATGCTTTAATAAGGTCTGCAAATGCGGCTTTCCGGGTAGCATTAACCTCGACAAGATTGTACTTTCGTTTTGTCCACTCATTGATTTTTTTGCCATATTCTAAACGTGCTGCTTTATCGTTAATTAAAAAATTTAAATGCTTATACCAATCCGATTGTTTATGCACCCACAACACAGGCGCATCAGTATCGTTAATGTACGGCTCAACTGCTGAGCATATTACAGGAACGCTTTTAACCGATGCCTCTAATAGTTTTAAATTAGATTTCCCTGCTGCCCAATCCGATTTAAGCAATGGCACTAACATAATATCCGCCTGCTCATACATAGCCATATACTTATCAACGCTCATTGAGTTTATTACTTCGTGGTTTAATTTCTTTGAATCGGTAAAGTAGCTCACCATTTTATCCCAAAGCCATTTACTCAAAGGGTTATCCTGATTGTAGCCGCCAATAACCATTTGAATTTTATCCCTTTGCGCCTGCAACCTGCGCACTGGATTCTTTATTATTTCTAAATCGCCCTCATGTGTTATCCCTCCGCACCAAAATATCCTAACTAAATCCGATTCAATTTTTTTATCTATAAATTGATAATGATCAAAAGGAATTGCATTTGGCAGGACTAAAACATTTTTATTTAGTGGGTATATCTTTGCTGCTAGTCGTTCGTGAGTACAGGTAACCAAATCCGCATCCATCAAATTCTGTTCAATCTGCAAACCCATTCTTTGATAATCGGCATAATTCAAATGATTAGAGGGTAACTCCCAGTCATCATCCATATCAACAACAATTTTGCAACCTAATTGATTTCTAACATGTTCAAAGTTGCCATCAAATTGACTAACACGATTGAATAGTAGTATATCGTATTTATCTGCCAAAGTTTCTTCGCTTGGATAATTTGTAATTACTCCCTTAACATCAGGCATTGTTATCAATGGCAAAACAACACGATGATAACCGCAACCTGATTGAGGGTGGCTCAGTCCTAGTATTTTCATTTTATACTTTTATTTAAAATCCAAAGCAAAGCATTTGCAATACAACCCGCACCAAATATAATACAAATAAATAAACTGACAAACTCAGGTAATAAATATAATACCGCAGCTATCCAAACAGGTAAACAGGAAAAACAATCCAGTGGCTTTAACCTTTGATGTGCTTTAAACTTCAAGCCATTTTTAATTGATGCAGGTATTCTGGCAACATGAATAAAATAAAATGAAAAGAAAAGTGATGCGCTAACGATTAACATTCTTTTTTGATTATGGTTTTTAAATGGTTTTTTGTTTTTTTAACTACGTCAAAAACGTGTTTATGAGGAACTCCGAAATAATCAGCAACCTTTTGGCAGTTTCTTATTTCCACATACTTTGAAAAAATCATTGATTCATGCGCCTCGTTTGCATTACTAGTCAACTTTTTTTCTAAATCCTTTTTTGCAATGTCTGCCAAATGTATTGGATAAAATCCCGATTGCGACCTGATGTAATCTAATAGCTTAGCAGTATCGCTTTTTTTGTATTTGTAAAAGAATGGCGAGTTGTTACTCATAGCCATATTTGTAATAATCCTGATGACATAATGCAGCAAAGAATTGCATTGCTTTAACTCCTTTAACTTGCTGCAATTCATTTCTAGTAAGATCAACATCAACTCCTGTTTTAAATCCTCCTGTAATTCAGTCGGCTTTATTTTTGCGATTAAATTATTAATTTTCGCATCCTGATAAATCTCAACGATTAAATCATTACAGGTTTTCACTTGCTAAAATTAAACCTTTATTTTTAATATGTTTAAAATATCCTCAATTTTTTCAACAACACTAATCTGCCCGGTCCAATTACTATGGAATTTTATTTCTGCCTGAGTTAGTTTTTTTTTTGAGGCGGTTTTTTTGCCATCCTTAATTTCAAACATGTAGTTTAATCCACGATAACCCACAACAATATCGGGAAACCCTTTGCCAACTTCGTGGGTGCTGAATACCGATGCAGATGGTATCTGCCTTATTTTATCAATCAATTTTTTATGGTTGGCATCAGTGCGTCTAATCATTTATTTTTTTTTAATAACTCTCTTTTTTTTGAATCAAAATAATAAATAAATCTTTTTTTTGGCTTATCATGCCCTATACAAATATGATTTTTATTTGCTGTCCTTTGATATATTATTTTTTTATTTGTTCCAACATATTTATACACTTTTCTACTTTGACCATCATAAACAAAATTTGATGCCAAATAAATTATACCATTATGACCTTTATTAGAATCCGACCAAGTAACAACTCCCTCATATGTTGGATATTTCTTTTTTAATAATTTTAAACATTTTGAAATAAACCAACTTTCTGTATTTGTTTTGTATTCATCATTCATCCACATTCTACTAAACTCAATATATTTTCCATCGTATTGAATCCTACCATTTGAAAAAACTGCTGCTCCTATTGCATTATATAAATTTGTTTTATCAAATAAACCATAAACAGCAAATATACCAGCAGGCATAGTTTTTAAATAATGATGAGTTAAAAATAAATGTTTAACGCTTTCCCATCTGCATTCCTCAAAAACACAATCTCCATTTAATATGGAATTATGCAATTCTATTTTATTGATCATCGGTTATAGTATTCACGTACCACAATACGTTTGTAATTAAATTCAATGTTTAATACCTCCTGTTTGCTGATGTCGGCAAATTCATTTTTTTTGGATTTCATAAATGCAGTGTATTCTTTGACATCGCCAAACTCAGCATTTTTTCTTAACTCACTTTCCCTCATTTGAATTGCCCTTCGATAGTATTCTAATTTTTCATTTTCATCAATAATCATTAATCCTAACTCAATAATCCAATCGTAAATGTAACCGGGTATCATGTTAAAGGCAGTCGGATTTTTGCCAAATTCATCAATGTCATTTAACTTTTCTGCATCTGTCATTTTGTATTCTATTTGCTTTGGTATTTCAACAGGAATATCCTTTGCCAGTTCATTTACATAAACCCTGTATTTATCCATTATTTCCGTGAGGTAAGGTAAAGTAAATTGATCATAAACATTTACCTCAGCATTTATTTTTTTTTGTATCGCTAAATCAAAAGCCAGTACCAACTCATCTAATTTTTTGTGTGGGTAGTATTCCCTAATTTTTTGGAATAACAATTTAGATTCAATTTCGGAGGGCATGTTTTTACCCCTGAGCCCGACCATTACAAAAATCTTTGCAAGGGTTTGCCCGATTTCAACATCGTTGCATTCAGCAATCCTTTTTGAATTATTGGAATTGATTTGCCCAATTAACGACTGATTCAATACGATTTGCATTTTGTGTGGTTTTAATTTCAAAAAATCCTTTCCATCCGTTTGCGATGGATTGGTTTATTATTTCAATGGCGTTTTGTTCGTTGTTTGCAGAAAGGCGGACCAAATTTTCAAAAGAAATTTTTAATGACGTTTCAGTTTTGTAAACAAATTTATGTGATGTTTTTTTATAATCAATCCAATTTTGCCAGTGTACTAAAAAATTTTCACTAAAAACATTCTGTATTTCATTTCCTTTTATTTCCTTTCCTTTCCTTTCCTTTGTTGCACCGCTGTTCAACCGCTGTTCAACCGCAGTTGATTTTCTTTTTTCAGCAGATAATTTACCTTTGATTGAGTTATTGATTTTCAAATCGTTAACTCTGTCTAAGTTATTTAAAAGACGAATTGAAAAAAATGTGTCATCAACGATTTCAAACAACTCAAATTCCGAAATTACCGCCCTTATTTTTATTTCCTGCGATTGCATCTGCATTGCTAAAACAGGGATAATTTTTAAAGGTAAACGCCCTCCTGCATCAGCTAAATGTTCTATTAAGTACCAGTATATTCCGTAACCCTCCATGCCTAATTGCTGCCTCATAAAAAGTATTTTGACATCGTTGGCAGCGTTGTAATCGTGTGAAAAATAATAAGTGCTTTTTTTCATAAAATAAAAAAGGTCCGTACCGATAGCAGCAGCACGAACCCTTAGTGGTTGAAATTAATTTCTTCTCGGCTGCTATACGTGAAGAAATTGTAACTCTAAAATACAAAAAATTTTAGATTTCTGCCAATGATTTATCAACACATTTAACGATAATCTCAGATAGTGTTATATCAGTTTTTTTGGATCGTGAAAGCATATCATAAAACATTGATTCAGGAATATCTATCAGTATTTTTTTTGTGCTTTCATTATCCTTTTTTGATTTTGAAATTGAATGATTATAGTAATCTAAATGCCTGTAAACATTTAAATGCAAATTCTCCAGTTTATGCCTCATATCATCGTAAACATCTAAGTACTTATTAAACTCATCACGTGCGTTAATTACTGAGGAATGATGCCTACCAAATAAATAACCTAATTTCACAATCGTTAAATCCAAATTCCTATTATACAAAAGCAAATCATAAATAAACATCCTGCCAATTACATACTCTTTACTACGACTGCTTTTTACTATCGTTGATGGGTTTAAATCTAAGTAGTAACAGGCAATGTGAATTATATCCGATGCTGTGTAACTAAACGTATCATCTCTTTCTAATGGATGCCTCATATCATTTTAAGTTTAAGGCCATCACAGATTGAAGGACGTTGTTTAAAAAAGTTTTGATAGGTAGGATATTCAAGTACGAATAAACGAGAATAAAACGCTTTCATTTCGTTTGCGATTTTAAACCCTGATTCTGCTTTGGTCATAGTTTCCCATCTTACCCGGTTTATAATCATCTCTGATGAGTAATATGGACGCTTAGATTTAATTGCCTGAAATGCAAATTTTTTATACATCTCATAAATCTGTGGGTTTTTTTTGTGGTAATCAATCCTGTTTTTTAATGTCATTTTTTTAGAGTTAAATTGTTTATTGAGGTACTAAATTTATTACCTTTCTCGTTGCAAACAATCAGGGCAGGATGATGATTAGCGATAATGTAAACCCTTTCACCGCTCCTGCCATAAATTGTTTTTTTGTTAGTAGAGATAACATTGTTTATCAAATACATCTTTATCATATAAATAAAGATTTTTGTTTTTTTGTTTCAACTAATGATGATAGATTTTTAGATGCTAAATCATAATATGACTCTTTTAATTCAAAACCTATACCATATCTTTCCATTTTAACAGCTTGATAAACTTCTGATCCAATACCCATGAAAGGCGTTAAAATCTTATCGCCTTTATTTGAATACAATAATATTAATCTTTCAATTGTATCTAATTGTAAAGGGCAAATATGTTTTTCATCATTTGAATCTCTGCCATTTCTATAACCTTGCAAAGTATTGCCATAATCTATATCCATCCAAACTGGCGATGCAATTTTTTGCCATAAATCAACACTTAAATCTGTATTGGTAACAGGATCAATTCTTTCTCCATCTTTCCTAAAAATTAAAACATAATCAGGAATACCTACACGGCTCATAGTAGAATCTTTTTTTACTTGCTTATGTAGTAATCCTAATGCTTTTGTCCTTTGCATTTCTACTACAGGATCTTTCCAAATTGTAACCCTTGAATGATAAATAAATCCTTCATCTTCAAATGCCTTTAATATCATTCCGCTAAAATCTCTCAATCCAATAAATCCTTCTTTTCCTTTTTGAATAGGCAAATCCATACAATGTATAGCAACATTTCTACCGGACTTTATAACTCTGTATAGTTGTTTTATTAAGTATGAAAATTGCTGCATAAATTCATTGTAATTTTTTGAATTTCCCATATCCTCAATGTGTGATGAATAAGTATACAATTCAGCAAATGGAGGAGAAAAAACACTTAATCCAATACTCTCATCATCTAAATTTTCTATTAATTCAACACAATCGCCACGATGTATCTCATAGTATTCATTTATTACAGATTTAGTATCAAACTCAATCTTAGTTAATACATCATTATTAATTGTTGCATTCATAGCATCAGCCATTTCTTTTTGCATAGTTTCAAATTGTTTTTGTTTGTTATCAATTGATTGTTTTACATTTTTCATTGTGTCAGTTGTAATAAGATAAATGTTAACTTCATTCTTTTGACCAAATCTATAACTCCTACGAATTGCCTGATATAATCCTTCAAAACTGAAATCTAATGAGGCAAAGATTTGATTTCTGCAATTCTGATAATTTAAACCAAATTGAGCTATTTTAGTTTTTGTTATTAATACTCTAAATTTATTATCAGCAAAACCTAATAACATTTTTTCTTTATATTCTTGTGTATCATTCCCTTTAACTTCAATGGCATCAGGTATTAATGATTTTAGTAACTCACCTTCCTCATTTTGCTTTATCCATATAATAAAGTTTTCATCACTATTATTAACAATTTTTGCAACCTCATCCATACGCTCTACTTTTGTAAATCTTAACTCTGTATTAAAATTAGTTGCAGATATTATAGCATCGTTAAATAAACTACCATTATCACGCTTTGCTGTTTTAATTTCTTTCTCATATAAATTAAGTGATGGTAAATTATATCCTTCAACATTAAATCCAATATCCTGAGGCTTATTTAACATCACAGCCCACGATCCAATGAATTGATAAAATCTCTTAACAGCGTGTCCTTTTAATCTCCATTTTGCAGTTTCGCCTCCATCGTGAACAAAATACATAGCAAGCATCTCATTACGGCTCATAACATCCAAAAACTCTGAATGATTGCCTAATTCCATTGGATCATTTGGAGATGGCGTTGCTGTACAAGCTAACTTATATGGAGTATTTTTAAATGAATCAATAATCTGTTTTTTTGTTTCTCCTTCATAGTTTTTTAAAATTGAACTTTCATCTAATACAACACCTGAATACTTACTGCAATCAATATTATCTAATTGCTCATAATTTATGATTTCAATTAATTCAGTATTGATATTAAATTTTATAGCCTCATTTTGAGTTTGACCTTTTACGGCTAATGGAGCGAGAATTAAAACAGGTTTTTTTGTATGCTTTGCAACTTGATATGACCACTCCAGCTGCATTAAAGTTTTACCTAATCCACAATCTGCAAAAATTGCATATTTACCTGATTCTAATGCTCTTTTAACAATAAACTTTTGAAAATCAAATAAATTGTGATTTAATTGATCAACTATAAATCCTGATTGTGTGGTTGTTTTTTGTTTAGTTTTTAGAAATTCTTTATAATTTTTCATTTGCTTATAGTTGTTTTAACAGATGATGTAGATGATTTAGATGGTGGATAAATGCGTTTTAAAACACCATCCTCATCTAAGATTTCTATTCCCTCAACAGGCAGAGATTTTAAAAATATTTGCCTCTCTTTAATCTGTTCCTCTAATGCCATTTTTTTAACTACCATCTCATTATATTTATCATCCTCGCAAAAAGTATAGTCATACTTTACCCCTACCTCCGCTAACTCTATTCGTGTTCCTGTAGATGTTATATGATGGCTGCCATACTTTGCAATCTCATAGGATAGGTAATTATAATACTCAGGGTTTTCCTTTAATTGCTTAATGAAAAACTCCATTTTAGTAATAAATTCGTGAGTTTCAATGATCCGGCCATTCTCTAATAACTCATTAGTACAATTGGCTGCAATTTTAATTAACTCTGTTTTGTTGTAGTCTTTGGTGATTGTTGGTAACATATATTTTTGTTTTAGAATAATTGGTTAAATCGTTTCTTAAATTAACTATACCTCCGAGTTTTTCTATTTCCTGCGATTGCAGGTAGATTGTTACTGCTAATTTTTTGGTTTCGGCAGGGATTGTTTTTCTGCCTCTGTTGTCTTTTTTCATAAATTGATTAGTATTGATTCAATTTCTTTTGATAGTTTGTATTTATGTTTTACTTCGGCAATATTGCCATCATTACGCATATATGCCTCAACTTTTTTATATGCCTCCGTTCCCTTGTTCAACCAAGGCAATTCGTTTGGCTTTTCTTTGCCGTATGTAGCAGCGTTGGCATCATCATCTTCATCAATGTTTAAAGCCAAAACTGAGGCGATTGCGTACCTGCGCTGATATGTTATTGCGCTGCCTCTGCCCTGAGGGTCATCCTTTGCAGGTTTCATTGAATACTCACCTGCGATGTACTCCCCTGATTCGTGCATCAGGATTGTTGTTAGCCCATCGTTTCCTGTTGGGAATTGGCTAATCGATAAACCGCATTCTATTAACGGCTCATTGATTGCATCCAGTATGTTACTGAGCGATGCATAGGTTGATTTAAAGAAAGGGTTTTTTGCATCCTTTCTAATGGTGTCGCATTTGACGTGAAACGTCTGCAACGCTTTGGCGATTTCTTTGATTGATTCGCTTTTTTTCATTGTGTTGGTTTTTGGTTTAAATTGTATCTGCAAGGCAGCCGAGTAAGGCAATAGCCGTGCAAATGATGAATAAAATTATTTGCTGTTTGGTTGTGTAGTTGTGTTTCATTTTGTATTATGTATTGCGTTTCTTAATCCTATTATAATGCCAGTGTGAAAAAATGTAAGGAGGTGAACAGAATCAGTAATTAAAATTTGAGTTTCAATGTAGGCATCATTCTGTTTTAATTGAACGACGTTTTGTGGCATCTTTAATTTGAGTAAATCGGATTGCTCTTTTGTTAGTGCTAAAATACAGGTCATAGTTTTTGATTTTTTGGTTTATTGTTTTTGTTTTGTTACACAAAATAGAACAGATTTTCTTATTCACCAAATTTTTTTATACTTTTTTTTTAATTATTTTTTAGGTAACGCTAAAACCATTGAAAAGATTGAGTTATGTAAATAAAATATATTTGTTTACAGGCATAAAAAAACCCAAAGCATAGACATACTTCGGGTTAAACCAATCACAAAAACTTTTTTATATATCCTCCTGCTCAGGAAATATCTCCAAATATAACTCATTTATGCAACTATGAATAATTTGCAACGCCTTATATTTAGAATCCTGCAAAGTAATCATTTCATCTTTTGTAAATAGATTGCCATCTACTTCTGCCAATGAGTTTAGAACGTAACAGGCACTCACAATATATTCATGTGTGCTAGTAAATTCCATCGCCATTTCGTCACCTAGTTCGGTGATTTCATCAGTATTTTCACTCATAACGTTTTGCCTTTATAAATACGTTTATTGAAAAATTGATAGTCCTTTCCGTTATCATCTAAATTCACCCACGCAAAGCCGTGATTCCATTTGTTTAGAGGCATATAAGATGGGTGCAATTCCGAAAGGCAGCCGATTGACCAAGTTGTTGTTATCCTGCCATTCATATCGGTTTCGGTATGTTCACTCGTTGAATGGTTGTGTCCCTGAAACGCTGACACTTTACCCCTGAGATACAAACCCCTTGCCACGTTCACAGGTGCGGAAATTCCCCCGATATATTCGTGTCCGTGTATTCCGTTCAGGTCGTTCAATTTCATATACCTATTGGACGCTATTACGTCAATTCCTTTCTCACGTGCTTTGATTATATTGCTAAACTCAAAGTCCTCAATCCCTGCCAACTCCCCTGCTTTCATCATTAAAAAATGCTCGTATCGTGCCTCGTGGTTTCCTATCTTAAAATAAATTTTGCAGCCCAGTACCTTGTCTAAAATGTCAAAAAAGTTTTTTAGCGAATCTAACTCATATTTGAAGTCCCTTTTCTTTGGGTCTTTAATAAACCTGCTGAGTGTATGGCAGTCAATCGTGTCCCCATTTAACAGCACAGCATCAACGCTTTCTTTTTTCAATATCGTTAATGCCTCTGTAAGTGCCTCCAAATTGTGGTAAGGCAAATGTATGTCGGATAAAATACCAACCTTTTTATGTTTAGGGAAAATGTATGGCTCATAATTTGCCTCATCTGTTTCGGGCAGGTTATAAGGGTTGCGTGGACGTTCCTCAATGTGAAATTCCTGAATATCTTTTTTCATTTTTATTGTGCCTGTTTTTCCCTCAATTCTGCGCAGCCAATATCTTGCGTCCTCTACATTTTTATAAAGCAAAGGGTTATCGTTATAAACTATCCGTGCCAGTTTTGATGTTGGCATATCGGGGTTTTCCCTCCGATATTTTCTGCATAAATCAGTTTTCATAATATAGATTAATTTCGGCTTGTCTGCGATTTGTTAACCCTTTCAATTCAACTAATTTGCCATTAACACGTGCTTTATTCCATTTCATAAACTCATCACGTATTGTTGCATCGTTTGCGTTAACCTTAACCTTTTTGTACAATGTACTTTTTTTAAAAGCACCAACCCCTAAATTGTAAATAAAAGACAATAGCGCATCGCTTTGGTTTTGGTTTAAAGTCAACCCAATCAACGCTGATGATTTATTTTTTAACTCCCACATCAATAACATTTCTGCACCCTCCAAAGTTATCTTTTGCCCTTGCTCAACTTTTCTGCCATCGTTCCACATTGTACTGCCATAACCAATGGTCCATATACCGGCAGGGCATTTGTACGATGTTTTTTCAAAACCTTCAAACTGCTTAATTAAGTCGATGCACTTTTGCGATGGTATCATTTTTTGTTAGTTATGAAAAGGATATTTAAAATTGCAGAAATCGCTAAACAAATCAAAAGCCATTTAATCCATTCACTTTTGCGTTCAATTTTTTGGTTTGATAAATTGGATGATTGAACACAATTATCGTACAATAATTTGTATTGCTGAACGGCTGCGCTATCCTTAACGTATTTTGTAATCGTGTTGTATATTGTTTTTGTTTGCAGTGCAATCTTTTTATGCCCTCCACTTACCAAAACTCTTTTCGTAATGGTATCAAAAATTTTAACAGGGCTGCAATCAACAATAATAGAATCATATTCAATTTGTGTAATAGTATCTTTTGACGTTATTACAACAGGAAAATTCTTTGCGCAATACTCAGCTACCTTTAAAGGCGATTTCATTTCTGCTTTATGCAAATGTTTTAACGCTTGCTTTTCAAGGTTGCAACTGGATAAAAAAACCAATATAATTAGTAAATTTTTCATAATGATAAAGGGATGCGATTGCACCCCTTTTTTTTACTTTTCTTTTTTTAATAAAGTGCCTGTTGAATTGGTAAACAAATTTTTCAGGAGGTAAGCGATAGCAGTAGTTATCGCAGCCGTGCCAATGTGTTTCCAATCAAAAGTAAGCGAGCCAGTTTGTACTACATCGTAAACGATTGTTAGCACTGAGGTTAAAACTGCAACCGCTAAACCCTTTACAAAATCATTAAAATTCAAATTTAAAAAAGTGCTGTTCATAGTGTTTATTTTTCAAGTTTTGAAATACGTGTTTCGTGGTCCTTTACATCCGATTTTAATTGATCAATATCTTTGTTAACCGCAACATCACTCATCAATATACCTTGCACAATCCTTTCAAATCTATCTAAGCGTTTGATAAATTGATTTGATACAAACCCAATTAAAGCAATTACAATCGTGAGCAAAAAATTAGTTAGCATTGCAGTTGTCATATTTGATTTTTTCTAAGGGTAATTAATTCATCAATATCATAACTAACATATTGAATGTATTCAGGCAATTCATCATCCGAAATTTCAAAGGCATTTGGAAACGCACCAAAGATTGGATGCTCTTGCAAATCACCTTCATAATTGCTCAAATCAACAATCGTATAAGTGTTTGTATTTACCGAATTTATTTGCCTGATATGTTTCATGTTAGTTAGTATAATAAGTTAAAGTTAGCAATACTCCTGATGCTGTTGTCCCTGTTCCTAATTCGCATCTAATTTCGTAACCTGTACCTCCGCTATTTTTTCTAAATGCTGCCCTTTCTGTCAACGCTGTTAATGTTGTAAAACTTGAAAAGATTTTTATAAAAACAGGATAAATAAAAGTTGAATTTGCAGTCAACCCTGTTGGCTCAACTGGTGTGGGGCAATCACTTGGCAATGGAATTGTTACCTGAGAATTTGCTGATCCTACTGAGCCATAAACCAAAGAAATGTTTAATGTTACCATTTTACCTATTCTAGTCCATCTGTAAGTGTGTGATGCAATAGTTGGCGCAGTACCATTCCAAGTAGGTGAACCTGTATAAGTTCCAGATGTATCTTTAAAATAAATAGATTGAGCATTTGCCTGTTGAAAAGTTCCGTTTCCAACGATTGAATATGCAGGCAAAGATTTTTGTTGCAACAATGTTGTATCTGTTGTATTAAATTTTGTATTTACTAAATTAGTACGAGCGTAATTACTTAACATATTAGCAGTATCTAAAGGCGATATTCCCGTGCCCGCCATTATACCCGATTGTTGTGTAACGGTTAAAATTGCAGATGGAATTGAAGGGTGTGGGGATGTAGCTGGACTTGCTTTTATAACAACATTATCGTTACTTGTTGACCACATCAACTCCAAAGAATCATTACTACTAACCGCTATAACATAATTCCAAGCCGCTACAACAGGCGAAGCATTGGCACTACCTGTTAAAACTACTTTACCTGTTGTGCCGTCTATATTAACCCCATTTTTTCTTAGCCAAATGTCTGCAATCATATTTCCGCTCCCACCTGTTTTTTCTAATTGCAAAGAAAATTGAATGTTATAAATTCCAGCGTTTGCAATTTTTATTCTTGTATTATTTGAAATTGTAACTCCATTTGATAAATCTGTTACTCCTAATTTTACACCATAAGCAGTATTAATAGAAACTGCCGTTTGTGTTGTTGTATCTTGAAACGCTCCATAATATCC